GTAGTTTTAAATAGAACAAAACATATGAATTACCCTGCAGATATCTGTGGAGTAATATACCAAGCTAAAATGAGACAAAATTGGAAAGGCGATATGGTACCAATACTATATCAATGCCAATTCAGCTGGTTCTGTGATGGAAAATCAGATGAACCAGAAGATAGTCCGACATGGTTAAAATCTTTACATATAGCTAGAGATGTAATCCAAGGGGCCTATCCAGACATTACAGAAGGTTCAACCCATTATCATAATGATATGGTTTACCCTTACTGGGCTGATTCACTCAATGAAACAGTTTATATAAATAATCACACATTTTACAAATAGGAGAAAATTATGGAAATGTTAGCAGATAATGTACTAATTACTGAGGTGGTAACTGAAAACCAAACAGCAGGTGGTATTATACTTACAGAATCAATTGATAAGGCAAGCAAACCAGGCTTGGTTTTATCAGTGGGTTCAGCAGCGAATAGTAAAATTCAAAGAGGACAAAGAGTCTTTTTGGATTGGAGCAAATCTTTACCAGTGAATGTAGAAGGCAAAGCAGCTGTCATAATACAGTCAGAATATATTAAAGCAATAATAAGCGAAGAAGATTAAAAATAAAGGTTTACATTTGATGCCGGTTATGGTATAATATACATTATGAAGAAAAAAGTTGGAATTACAGCATCTACATTTGACCTATTACATTCAGGTCATGTAGCAATGTTAAGAGAGGCAAAAACTGCATGCGATTATTTAATATGTGCACTGCAGAATGACCCATCGGTCGACAGACCAAATAAAAACAAACCCATTCAGAACATCGTGGAAAGACAAGCACAATTGTCTGGAATTAGATATGTTGACGAAATATTAGTATATAATACAGAAGATGAATTAAGAGATATTTTATCCATGTATGATATTGATGTAAAGATTATGGGCGAAGAGTATAGAGATATTGATTTCACGGGTAAAGATATTTGCCAAAAGCGTGGTATTGAATTCTATTTTAATAAAAGAGAACACAGATTCTCTACAAGTGATTTGAGAACAAGAGTAATAAAGGAGAATATATAATGCCAAGTATCGATTTAACCCCACGGAAAAAACATCCGAAGGACAGAAGTAACACCCCACCAAAGGCTATGCCATTTGATATTGGGTTGAGAAAATTTAGAAAAGCCTGCGATAATGCAGGTATAGTGCAGGAGGTTCGTAAAAGAGAATTCTACGAGAAGCCTACTGCTAAAAGAAAACGCAAGAAAGCTGAGGCAGTTTCCAGAGCAAGGAAACTACAAAGACAGAACGACTTGTACACATCGCCAAGAGGCAGGAGATAATATGTCAGTAATGGACAAACTGAAGAAAAACAGCAAAATCAAATTCACATCAGTGTTAAACAAATCACAATTCTTTACAGAAAAAGAAGTGGTAACAACTAGCGTACCGATGATTAATGTAGCTTTATCTGGTGATATGGATGGCGGATTAAGTTCTGGCCTTACTGTATTGGCTGGACCAAGTAAACATTTTAAAACATCATTCGCTTTATTAATGGCAAGTGCCTATCTAAAAGAACATGAAGACGCAGTATTATTATTTTATGATTCAGAGTTTGGCTCACCCCAATCTTATTTCGAGTCATTTGGTATTGATACCTCTAGGGTATTACATACTCCTATTGTAGATGTCGAACAATTAAAGTTTGATTTGGTTGGTCAATTAGATAACTTAGACAGAGATGATAAAGTTGTCGTAATAATTGATTCAATTGGTAACCTCGCATCTAAAAAAGAGCTCGAGGATGCATTAAACGAGAAATCAGTGGCAGATATGTCAAGAGCCAAAGCGTTAAAGGGATTATTCAGAATGGTCACTCCTTATCTAACTATGAAGAATATTCCTTTACTCGCTGTTAATCATACCTATCAAGAGATTGGATTATTTCCAAAAGCTATTGTTTCAGGTGGAACAGGTATTTATTATTCAGCTGATAACATTTGGATAATCGGTAGGAGACAAGTTAAAAAAGGCACTCAGATACAAGGATACGATTTTGTTATTAATGTAGAGAAGTCAAGATTTGTAAAAGAAAAATCTAAGGTACCTATCAGTTGTACATGGGACGGAGGGCTTGAGCAATATTCAGGTCTATTAGAAGTAGCCATGGCTGGTGGATATGTAATTAAACCAACAATGGGTTGGTACGCTGCAGTCAATAAAACAACTGGAGAAATGGTCGAACCTAAAGTAAGAGAAAAAGATACACTCAAAGAAGAATTTTGGACACCAATATTTGAATCATCTGATTTCAAAGAATTTGTTAGGTCGTACTATCAGATTGGCCACAAACCAATGCTTGACATTGATTTAGAAAGCACTTTACAAGAGGAGTAGAATAGTGTATAATATAACAACAAAGGATTATTCTATTGTAGAAAATCCGGCGTCTGAATTCCATGGTGTTTTATTAAAGACCGGAGTTTATAAAGAAGTGGTTGTGGTTTATGGAACCGTATCAATAAAAGAGTCCCCCGAACTTGATATGGCAACACTTGGATTTACATTTAATATCCAAGACCCTGGCGATAATGATTTTGATACTCTGAACACATCAGAGGAATTTAAAAATTATCTCGGCGCGGTATTACAACATATTATAACAGATAGTTTAGAATGGGGAAATGAAAACAATTTAACGAGGATAGGAATTGGAGAATCACTTACAGACACACATACTGAATCACCTGCTCAATAATGAGGATTACTGCAGACGAGTAGTACCTTATTTAAGGAAGGAATACTTTGAGGGAACACACAAGGTTGTTTTTGACCTCATTACAAGGTTCGTTGGTCAACACAACAAATTACCTACGGCAAAGGTATTACAATTAGAGTTAAGAAAAATTAGTGCACCAGAAGATGTACTAAATAATTCGGCAACTTTAATAAACGAAATTGCCATAAAATCAGAAGTTGATACAGAGTATCTAATTCAGGAATCAGAAAACTGGTGCAGAGATAGAGCAGTACATAATGCTATTATGGATTCAATATCCATTATTGATGGCAAGGATGCTGAAAGGACTGAAGGGTCCATACCAGAAATATTATCAGAAGCATTAGGTGTTTCATTCGACCAACAGATTGGTCATGATTATATAGATGATTCTGATGAAAGATACGAATTTTATACTAAGAAAGAATCTAGGATTCCATGGGACCTTGATTACTTTAATAAAATTACAAAGGGTGGATTACCCAATAAAACATTAAACATATGCTTAGCAGGCACAGGCGTAGGTAAATCCTTGTTCATGTGTCATTGCGCTGCATCGGTCTTACAGCAAGGCAAGAATGTTTTATATATTACCATGGAGATGGCTGAAGAAAGAATCGCAGAGCGTATCGATGCCAACCTAATGGATATCCCTATTGAACAACTACAGAGGATTGGTAAAACAGCCTTTGATAGTAAAATACAAAAAATCGCACAGAACTCTATCGGTAAACTTATTGTTAAAGAATACCCAACAGGGTCTGCGCATACTGGACATTTTAGAGCATTATTAAATGAGCTAAGATTAAAAAAGAATTTCACACCTGATATGATATACATTGACTATCTAAATATATGTTCATCTAGCCGCATGCGTGGGCTTGGTGGGAGTATAAATAGTTATTCATACATAAAAGCTATTGCAGAGGAACTGCGTGGCTTGGCTGTGGAATTCAATGTTCCAATAGTATCGGCAACTCAGACCACGAGGTCTGGTTTCAGTAATACTGATGTCGGCCTAGAGGATACATCTGAATCGTTTGGTTTACCGGCAACGGCTGACCTTATGTTCGCTCTTATATCAACAGAGGAACTAGAGGACTTGGGTCAATTACTGGTAAAGCAATTGAAAAATAGATATAACGATCCTACCAAATACAAAAGATTTGTGGTTGGCGTGGACCGTTCCCGCATGAAATTATATGATGTAGAGGAATCGGCTCAGGCAGATATTATGTCTGATACGATTCCGGATAAACCAATAAATAAATTTGGCGATAGAGACTCGGAAGATACTTTTGCCAACTTTAAAATATAAAGGAGAAACTATATGAATATGTTAAATACAGCAAAAGCTTGGTTAATGGACCGATGGGCAGAACGCACATCTTGGGACGGTGGACTTATTGTCGGCCTTTCATTATCTTACCTATTACTAGGTGGACTTGTCGACTTGGTAGCTTGGGTAGCCCTGGCTTACGGTGTATACACTTTTATTGCAAAAGAAGTATAACAACCCTTTAATTATGACATTCATGGGGGACTTTCACAGTCCCCTTCTTTTTATACAAAGTTTTGTTACAG